GCTTTTTGTTCTTCAATCCATTGATTCACTTCTTCTAAATCCCAGCGGACAAAGTTTTGTGAAAAGCGGATTGGTTGAGGAAATTTTTTAGCTTTTACAAGCTCATTGAGTTTGGTGCGACCAAAGCCAACAATATGGCAAGCGATTTCACCGGAGATTAGTTTTTGTTGTGGGTTTAAGTTTTCTGTTTTGTTCATAAGATAATTCCTATCGTTTGTTTAACACTGTGGAGTATCGTCATATTCCGTGGTTGTTCGAACGATAGGAATTTTAGAATGGGAGGTTTGATTAACCGGAAAATTCCAGATTTTTCCAGTATTTTCCGGTTTTGAGGTTTATTAGTTATCTAATTCAACTGAACTTACCCAGTTTTTTAGCGTTTTTCCGCTAGGAAGATGCTTTGTTAGCCCTTTTAATTCAAAGTCTCTTTGTATTACGCCATCTTTGCCTTTTTCGCTGTCATTTGGATCGTAAACGTGTGGGCGTGGATTTTCGGCAACTGCTGCCCCATATTTTATTTGAAGTAGAGCCTTAATAAATTCATTCTTCTTATTTTCTGATGCGGTTGATTTAACATTCGTAGAGTTAGCAGCTTTATCCTTAAGCTCTGTAATGATTCTTTCTTTTTCGATTAATTCCTCTTGTAATAATTTTACCCTTAATTCTAACTCACTCACTCTTTGAGCTTGATTTGCCTTTGAAAACTTGTCTAAGAATACTAATAAGTCACGGTGTAATATACACATATCATCAAGTTTCAAATGAAAACTATTTGAGCCAGTTGGAAGCCTAAAATCGAATCCTTCTCTATATCCTAGTATATCTTCAACTTCATCTATATATCCTAGATCTAATAGTTCTTCTGAATTAAAGTAAGTAAATATTTTTGGGTCTAGTGGGAAATATCCCTCATAAACAAAGCGAAGTGGCTTATCTTCAAAACCCAAAAAAGACACAGTATCAATAGTGCTATTTGAAGGATAATCACCATATCTTTCAGGGTCTAAAAAAACGATGATATTAAACTCTTCGCCCTTTATCTCTACTCTAGTGGAAATGCTGCCATATCCGCTAGTCTTGGTGATTTTCATATTGAATTTTGTCTTATCTACGTGTAAAACCATTCTTTCACCTAGAACAGGAATTGAATCAGCATCAAGATCTTTTCTATTTATCAAATCAATAGATTGCGAATCACCTTGTATGAAAATAGATACCTTAATATCGCTATTTTGTATATATTCTATTAAATCTTTTTCAGATATATCGATACTATGATTTAACCGCATATACTTAACTGTTTCTTTAAGTGAATATGCTTTTTTAGGCAACATTCTTGTTACTGGTTCCATAAACGCCCCTTTCGCATTTATCCTTATTTGAAAAGTGCGCACCAGCAAAGTAAGGTTCTTTGTTTTCGGGGATCAGCCTAGATGCGCTATATTTGGTTGGTTGTTTAGGAAGAGTTAGCCGTTCGTTATATTCTTTGGTTCAAAGGGCTTGAAGTTTGTTTAGTAAAGGCGGATAATTGAATTGCCTTTAGAAACTCCTCTTTGAGTGATAAAGGTTATCACATACGACTTTAATTTAAGCCATCGTTCGCGCGGTGGCTTTTCTGTTCCTAAAACTCTAATTATTAATCAATAAAGCCGATTAATTTTTGTTCATTATAGCAAATTTAATTATAAAGTTTAACTACGTTTAGTTACGGCTCTTTCATATCTAATCTATTGATATTATAATAATTATGTTACATTTTAATTTGAAGTGTAACAGGGATTCCCAGTGAATTGGGAATACTTGTAAAAATGGTCTTTCGATACGTCATTATGTCATCATCCCCTCGTTGTGAAACGCGGGGATTTTTTTGTCTAACGTTTGCTATTTCCGTTTAACTTTCTTCATTTCTTTGAGTTGCTTAGCGGCTATAAAGTAAATCGTTTCCAGCGCGTCCATATTGGACTGTTCGGCCTGTTGTTTATTTCTCGTTTTGCTGCATCGCATTTACATTGAAGAATGTAGATAACTTCGTCCAGTGGATATGGTTCATTGTCATCATACAAGCTAATAAAAGTGAAAAGTGCGGTAGATTTCTTATAGTGTTTCACTGCCGCTATTAGTAAGTTCTGTTTTGCCTCTTTACATCTAATCATATATCCAATCCGTTAAATTGCTCTAGTGCGTGTTTGTGTTCGTCTGATAGTTCGAAAATTAAATCACCGTATTCAAGTTGATAAGTGCCGAAAGACATTAGGAAGGCGACTGCTGGGTCTATCTTGTTTGCGGCTTTCTTCTTGTTCGGTTTAATGTTGGCGTTCGCATCAGTTTCCATAACTACATTTGATAAAGCCCACGCAAGCACCGGATCGCCATTGTGTTCTATCATCTGTCTGTTTATTAAAACTTCCGCACTTTTCGCCACGGGGCTAAATCGTTGGTATGTTTGCGGGAATGGTTCTACTTCAAGCCCCGCCGCTTGTAATTGTGTTCGTAAATGGGTTGCGTTCCACACATCAAAGCCAATCATTTGTATATCAAACCGTTCAGCATCTTTTAGAATATCGTCTCTGATTTTGTCGTAGTCGATGCAATCCCCTTCTGTTGTGATTAACCAGCCATCCCGCACCCACTTCCGATACATTGCGCGGTTTTTATTTGCCACGTTGTTAAGCTGAAATTCTGGAATGTAGTGTCGTGTAAGCAATCTAACTTTTTTCCCGTGTGGGAATGTATAACAAAGGCTTGTTAAATCGCTGGTACTTGATAAATCAAGCCCTAAATAGCAAGTTTGATGAAGTAAATCGCTGTCTGTGTACTTCCGTTCGCATTGCTCCCAGTTTCCATCACCTAGCCATGGAGTAGTTCCTTGACACCATACATTAAAACGCTTAGTTAGCATTTCCACCCATTCGGACGGAATCCCTTTAGCCTTTTTGATAGTATTCTCAAAGTCTAGATAAGGAATGGATTTACCTATATTCGGATTTGCTTTTATCCAGTTCTCTTGATTGTCGATTTCGTTTTCTTCATCTAACTCAAAAATCAACACAAATAAGCTATCGTTTTGCTCATTCCCTTCAAGGATTTGAGCGCAATAATCATAATGCTGCTTACAGGCGGAAATAACGTTACTTCCCGCTGTTGTAATAGCAAAGAGTAAACCTTCAGGGCGTGCGCCTTGCCCTAGCTCTAACGCGCTATATACGCTGTTGTCTATATGTAGGTGATATTCATCAACAATCGCTAAACTAGGGTTAGTTCCTTCAATCGTTGAGGATTTAGAGGCAAGCGGTCGCATAATGCTATTGTTCTTCGGATTGATTAGCTTGTGTTGTTGAATGTTAAGTCTTTTCCTCAATGGAGATGAAAGTAAGCACATTTGACGGGCATCATCAAAAACTATCCTTGCCTGATCTCGGCTAACTGCTGCGGTGTAAATATCCTGTTGTCCGCTTTCCATTACCAGAAACCAATTTGCTAAAATGGCCGCTATCGTTGATTTTGCGTTTTTTCTTGCTACTTGAACGTAAGCGGAACGATATTTTCTGAATCCTGTGTCTTTACGCTTAAAGCCTAGAATGTTGGCAAAGAGAAAGACTTGCCAATCTGAAAGAATAATCGGCTGTCCGCGCAAGTGTCCTTTAACGTGTGGGCATAGTTTCGAGAAAGCTAAAAACTTTTCAACTACGCTTTTATCAAAGAAATAATCAGGATTGTTTAAATCGTTAAAATAACGCTCTACGGCTTGTTTTATCTTCTTACAAGCCACTAACTCACCCGATTTAATTTTCTCTGCGTATGCGTGCCAGATTTCCATATTTCGCCTACATAGTTAGGATTTCATCTATCGCATCTTCTTCATCTACTTCAATAGGATTTTTTCTGCGGCTCACTGGGTCGAAACCTAGTAAAGCTGACATCTTAATCATCACTTTTTCAGCATCCGCTTTCGCTGACAAGGCTGGATTTCTTGATTGAGTGCCTTGACTATTAATGATAATGAACCCATTTTTCGCTAAATCTGCTACGGAATGACGCCAAATTGCGTAGTTTTCGCAATAAATTTCAAGGTTTGTTAAATCTTCTGCTTTAATATCGCCACGTTCTGAAAGTTGCTTGATTCGGCTTTTCCATTGGGTCTTAGCGATACTGTCTAAGAAGTCTGGTGTCTTATAATTTCGTTTTTTACTCATACTTTTCCTTATTTTCGAAAAAATTGCCTCGCGTGTAAGATTCCATCCGGATTTTGGTTTCGATGAAGTGTTATTTCGTTTTTAAACACTCCCCCACTCCATTTTTAATCTATTTTTCCTTTGTTAGCGCGGTTTTATGATTATCGCACTCCATTTTCCTCGCTCCATATCCGCGTTGGTCTATTACTCGTGTTTTGTAACTGTGACAATTTCGGCATAAAGCTTGATGATTAGATTCAACCCAGAATAGAGGGTCTGCCTGTCCGTTCTCTACTGGCTTAATATGGTCTATCACCGTTGCGGGTGTATAAAATCCGTCCTCTAAGCACATTACGCAAAGCGGG